CTGCCGCAGCTTGCCGACCGAACCGCCGGCGGCGTCGATGCCGTCGGCAAATACCTGCGCGAGGCGCGGGCTGTTCTCGATGATCGAATTGAACTCTTCCGCGCGCAGCACGCCGCCCGCGAATGCCTGCGTGAGCTGCGTGATCGCGTTCGCCTGCGCGGTGGCGGCCGTGCCGGAAACGGCGAAGGTCTGGTTGATCGTTTCGGTGAGGCCGAGTACGCGCTCCTGCCCGACGTTGTATTCCGCCGTCGCGCGGGTGATGCGCGCGTACAGCTCGGCTGTAGATGCAAGTGCTGTGCTGGTCCGCTGCGATATGGCAAACGTCTCGGATTCCGCACGAGCGAATTCCGTCTGACCATTCGTCGCCAGTTTCAGCTGAGAAGTGATGTTTGCGTAGCGATCAGCGATTCCGGCGAGTGCACGGATGCCTTGGACACTGGCAAACGCCCCGAAAAATCCGGCCACTTCCATACGCAACCGGCCGACGACGCTCTGCAGGGACACGGCGCTGCGTTTGGTTCTGTTCATGCCCGACGAGGCGCGCGAACTAGCGCGATCGGACGTCTCGCCGAGCCCCTCCAGACCCCTTCCTACTTGCGAGACGGCTGTGACGGCGGCCCTGCCGTCGCCCATGATGCGGAGCGTGACGACCTGGTCGGTCATGCGATAGCCTGCGATTCGAGGCCAACAGGGAGGGCGTTGCGATGGCGGGCGTTTACAAGAACGAAAGCGAACGGAAGTCGGCAAACGCGAAGGGGTTTCTTGTGTTTGGAGTATTCGCAGTACTGCTCGGCTTCATAGGCTTGCAGATAGTTCGTGGCGTGATGATGGGCGGTACGCCGGAGGCCACGCTCGACACCGTTACCGCCTGCACGGCGCGTGGCGTGCAGTATTTCAAGGACATTGGCTCGTACCCGACGCTGAAATCGCTGCCGGACAAGGGACGGCGCGCCGAAGATGTAGCGCGCGAGCGTTGCCAGCGCACCACGACTGCGTTTCCCTGACCGAGCATCAGGCGCTTCCACCATGCGACTCGATCTGATTGTCTTCGCAATCGCGTTTCTCTTTGCAGGATGGGTATTCACCCCTTGGCTATGGCTGCCGGGACTCATCCTGCTCGCGTCGTTCTTCGGCCACCACGTGCGAGAGATATTTCGCGCACGTCGGGTTGAATAGCCGACCTCACCGCTTCCGCCTCGCCGCGATTTCCGCACGGCGGTTGCGCTCGTCGGCGACCACGGCACCCATGTAGCGCACGTCGATCGACACGTCAGGCCATTCATCGCGCGGGATGCGCACGAGCGCGAGCGATGCGCGGATCGCCGGCGCGTCGATGCCGGTCCAGAACAGACCGCCGAACGTGGCGACGCAGCCGATGGAGCACAGACGGAACGCGGCAACGGCGGGGAGATTGCATTCCCACACGTCGAGGTCGACGACGATGGTGCGTCCATCGTCGTTGTCGTCGTCCAGTGCCTCTTCGATCGTGCCGTACGCATCGCTCCCGCCGTCGTCGTTGTCCTCGCCGTCGTCTCGCTCCGGGGTGCGGAGCCCGCTTAGCGCGAGCGCCGCTTCCCGGAGTTTCCCGTTCGTGCCTCGCCGTACTGTTCGAAGTACGCCTGCACGACGGCGGGCGTCAGGTATGCCGACAGCGGACCTTTCAGCACGGCATCGAAAGCGGCTTCGCCGGTGAGCTCCTGTCCGTTCTCGTCGCCGAGGCCGATGAAGCTGTCGTACAGGTCGCGCACGAAGCCCTCGTCGGGATCGCCCTCGCCCTGGAAGTCGCTGTAGCGCTCGAGCAGCGCCTTGTTGTCGGCCTTGCTGCGCACGCGCGCGTGGCCGATGAAGTGGCCGCGCACGCCGCCGGGGATGGCGATCTCGATCTTGAGCGGCGCGGTGGTGACGGGCTTGAGGCTGAGCGTGGTGGACATGGGAACTCCTGTAGTTGCGTGATGCACACGGCCGCATCGCGCGGCCGTGCAATGGAAGGAGCGCGCCGCGCGTGCGCGCCGGATCAGGCGGCGTCGCCGAACTCGACGGTGAACTCGTCGCCGCCGGTGTCGCTCGGAATGAGGCGGCCGGTGATTTCCCAGCCGTGATCGCCGTCGATGTCCGTCGGCGTGATCTGCTCGATCTGGCCGCGGATGTTCAGCGCCGCGTAGAGGCCGGTGAGCACCGAAGACTGCGTGCCGGATACCTCGTACGTGGCCATGCGCGCCTCGAGCACGATGCCGTTGTCGCGCACGTACCACGGGTTGAAATCGTTGGTGATGTCGGTCTTGGCGATGCGCAGCGTGAACGTGCCGCGGCGGTCGCTGAGGCCGTTGACCGACGTGCTGCTGTACTCCTTGTGCGCCAGCTGGTTGCCCATGTCGATCGACAGGCTCTTGCTCCACACCAGCAGATCGGAGAGCGGTGCCGCATCGGTGCTTGCGGTTGCGCCGCGCACCAGGGTGGAGAGCCAGCAGCGCGTATTGCGTGCGCTGGCGATCACCGGAACCTTGGTCGGCAGCGTGACCGTCGGGTTGGCTGCGGCGACGACTTCGGTGTAATCGCCCATGATCGAAGCGCGGCCCTTGAACCGTTCGCCGATCTGGATGGCAAGGCCGGAGATGTCCGCGCGCGAGCCGAGTACCTTGGTCAGCACGCCGGTATGTGTCCAGTAGCCGGTGTAGGACTGCAGCGCCGAGCTGATCGGGTTGTAGATGGTCAGGTTGTTGACGGCATCCTTGGTGACCGCCATGCCGGCACACAGCAGGATGCGGCCGCAATCTGCGTCGGAGGTGGCAACCGCGCCCGGCGTCGGCGGCGGGTATACCTCGAAATCGCCTTCGATGCGCGCGCGCCGATTGGCCACGCCGAAGGGATCGTTGCCGAAGAACGCCTTGTCCATCGGACGTTCGACGGCGTCGTATTCGGTGCTTGAATTGCCATCGAACAGGCGGATCGCATCGGTGCCGCCGACCGGCACGCTGTCGGTGCCCTCGACAGCCTCGACCTTGAGCAGCAGGTTGCGCTTGCGGAAGAAGTCCAGATCAGGCTGGGCCATGTGTCAGTCCTCGCGGTGCTTGCCACGGCCGCGCGTCGCGACCGGTGCGGGTTTGGAATCGGGCTTCGCATCCGCGATGCGATCGGCGGTGTCATGCGTGGGGTCGGCGCTGACCGGGTCGGGCGCGGTGTCGCGCTCCAGCTCGCCGTCTGCGGTGCGACGCCACGCGCCGCCCTCGAGGGGCAGTCGATGCTTCTTCACGGTTGAACCTCCAGTTGCAGGCGGTAATCGCTGCGGAAGGCGAGCTGGCGGTTGAGCCATCCGGAGACGAACGCGTCATCGGTACCGGCGATCCACAGCGGCCCGTAGGCCTCGCTCGGCGACCAGCCGAGCAGGCGCGTGCGCACGGCTTGATCCACGAGATCCATGTCGCGTGACGCCGCATCGCCGCGATGCGCGGTCGCGTAGTTCTGCACCCAGAGCGAGATGACGAGCAGCGCACGCATGGACTGCACGTGCAGCGTGCTGTATTCGCGCGGTTCGTTGCCGGATTCGCGCAGTACCACATACGCGGCCGGCGCCGCGCGCGGTGCCTGCTGCGTGGCGGCAGGGAGGTCCGCCGCACCGCCCACCAGCTTCAGCGCAGCGATACCCTGCAACCGCTGGATCAGCGAAGCGACGGGGAACGGACCGACGTTCATCGGAACGCCCTCGACGCCCGGCGCGAGAACACGCGCTCGTCCGCATCGAATGCGACTTGACCGAGGCCGACATCGGCCTGTGGATCGTCGATGCCCAGGGAGAACTTGCCATCGGCCGTGAGCTGCAGGAGCTTCAGCGCGTCGCGGTAGTCGCGCGCGATCGGATCGGACCGCTCGTCGGTGATGCGATCCTTGTGCAGCAGATAGCGCGCGATGGCACGCGACCAGTTCGTCACGATGCGTGGCACGGGCGCCAGCGGCAGCGAGTAGCCGCGGCGCGCGAGGTAGCCGTTGATGATGCCGTCGGCATCGGCCACGGCCTCGACGATGCGCGCAGCGGCTTCATCGGCCGCTGCGATCTGTTCGGGCGTGTAGGTGCTGCGATCCTCGCCGCGCAGCGTGCAGTCCATCAGCTCGTAGTCGACGAGCGACGCCGCGTGCGCAGTGGTCGCGATCTGCGACAGCTCCTGCGCACCCGGCAGCTCGGCGAGTTGGGCGAGCGTGACGTACATGGGCTTACTTGCGGCCTTTCTTCTTGGCCGGTGCGCCGCCCGCGGCCTTGGTGCCTTCGAGCTCGTCGCCAACCACTACCAGGTTTGGCTCGCCGTTGATTGCCTCGGCTTGCGCCTCGGTCAGATCGGCCGGGTCGAGCTCGATTCCCTCGCGCGTGAACTCGATGCCGGCGCGACGAAACCGCTCGGTCTTCGACTTCACGAGGATGGTCGTGTTTTTCTCTGCCATGACGCGGTCTCCTGAATTCCGGAATCCACCGGCGGGAGGCTCACCTCCCGCCGGTCGGAGTCGGCACGGTGGGTTATTTCGTCAGGCCAGCCAGGACACGGAGACGACCTCGACGAGGCCCTTCAGCACGTTGTCCGCGCCGTTGGCCAGCGTGGTCGCGTTGACCAGCTTGCGAGCAGCGATCTCGAGGCCCGGCGGCACGACCAGGTGCGTCGGCTTGATGCCGAGCGGTCTGCCGTAGTCGCCCTTGCGCTCGCACATCGCCGTGTAGGCCGCGATCAGCCCCGCTTCGTCGAGCGTCTTGCGGCTGCCATAGGCCAGCTGCCAGAAACCGTAGCCGACGTTGCAGCGGCTGTCGGAGCCGTAGATGAACTCATTGGCGTGGAAGACGTTGCCGTCGGTCTCCGACGTCTTCGCGACGAAGTTCGGTGCCTTGCGCTGCTGGAAGATGATCGGCTTGAGCGAGCGCGAGCAATCGAGCAGGTACCACGCGGTACCAGAGCCGCCGTTGTTGTCCCAGTTCGCCTGCGATTGCACCACGCCGCCGTCATCGAGCACCGGATGATCGGTATCGAAGAAGTACTGTCCGTCGTAGCAGAGCTGTGCCGTGCCGTCTTTCAGTGCACCGAACACGAGCTGGTCCGGATGCGCGGCCATCGAGCGGCCCATCTCGGCCATCATCGGCGTGTAGACGCCGTACTGGTCGTCTTCGATCGCCGGGCGCGGCACGCCGACGGTCAGTTCGAAGGACTTGTTCTTGATCGTGTAGCCGTGCGACTTAGCGCTGTTTACGACGCGATCGCCGAGCCACTCGCGCACGTTGGGGAACGAGCCGAGCCAGCCGTATTCCTCGCTGCCGGTCGTCGACGGCACCGTGGTCGCGATCGTCGCGTATTGCGACACCGCCTGGGCGAGCACGCCCTGGAACGCCGCCTTGAACGCGACGAACAGGGTCTTGAGGTTGCCTTCATTGATGATCATCGGGGTCTCCGTGAGTGATCGATGGTTCGGGGATTGCCCCGGATCAGAATTCGACCCAGACGCGGCCGCTCGCGGCGTCGACGCCGCGAACCTTGCCGGCGATCGAGCGCGTGTTCGTGCCGTCGGTCTTGGCCACGGTCTGGTTGTCGACGACGTAGCAATCGGCGCCGTAGTCGGCGTCGGTGATCTCGTCGGTGGTGGCCGAGTTCTCGAACAGGAACGTGCCGCGCTTGATCGGCACTTCGAGGTCGCCGGCGCTGCCGCCCGTGTTGTCGACCGTGGCGTCCGCCACGCCGACGCACTTCTTGCCTGTGGCGGTAGCGCCGGGCTCGGCGAAGCCGGAGGCGTTCAACACGACGATCGTGCCGGCGAGGATCTTCGCGACCGCTGCCGGGAAAGACAGCTCGGCGGCAGCGCGGCGCGGGGTGTTGCGTTCAACGGTAGTAGCCGTCATGGATGACTCCTGGTAGCCCTGGGAATGCGAGCCGCGGCTCAGGCGGCCTTCGCTTTCGCGAAGTCCTTGGGATCGATGCCGGTGGCGTTGCACACGGCGAGCTCGTCGGCACTGAGGCCTTGCTCGTTCGGCGTGTTCGCCGGCGGCGCGCCGCGCGTCTGCGTGCCGCGCAGTGCGGCAATCGGCTGCGCGGATTCGAGGTACGCGGTCAGCGCGGCCACATCCTTCTTGCCGAGTTCGATCGCCCAGTCCTTCTGCGCCGCGAGCAGGCGTCCATCGCCGAGGCCGGCGTCGACCAGGCCAGCGACTTCCGCATCGCGATGCTTGGCCGTGAGGGCTGCGAGCTCGGTCTTCACCGATTCGAACGCGTCGACGGAGACGTACTTCGCCGGATCGGGCGTGCCGGTCGTGTCCGCCTTCGTCTTGAGCGCGGTGCACGCGGCTACGGCCGCATCGAGCGTGGCACCGGACTCGATGCCGAGCGCGGCGCGCAGGCGCGCGGATTCGTCCAGGCGCGCGGAGAGCGCAACGACGGCTTCTTCCGGCTTGGCGTCTTTGCCCAGACCGAGCTTTCCGAGAAAGCCGTCGTATCCATCGAGCTTGGTCTTCGCGGCGTTCAGTGCGGCGATGGCCTGGTCTTCGGTGGCGGTGGCGTCGAGCGCGAGCGCAGCGACGATGGCGGTGAGCAGCTTGTTCATGGGTGCGTCCTCTTCGAGGGTCAGGCCGAACGACGCCGCGGCGCGGAGCGCAAGAGGCTCCATGCCGTCGATCGCCGGGGTGTTGGTGAGCGCAGCCATGCGGATGTCGAGCACATCGCCGGTGCGTGGGTGATAGGTGAATACGGGCGAGACATAGCGGTACTCGCCATCGCGGACGTACTGCGTGGCGCGCTCGGTCAGTTCGACGGTGGCGAAGAGCCCCTGGCCTTCACGCCAGGCAAGGTTCGTGATGAACCCGGCCGCCGGCGCGGGCTGGCCGTTCTCTTCCTTCAGCAGCGTCTGGTGCTCGTAGTCGACGACCGGCCGCGTTTTGCGCGCATTGGTGGCGGCGATTGCACGCGCCGCGATGCCGGCGTCGATGCGCCACGCAGGCACCTTCATCTTGCGCCCGTCGCTCGGCTGGAACTCGCCGGCGGGCGTGAGCTGGATTTCGATGACGTTGCCGGCCCCCGGCGGCGGCAGCGCGAACGCGCACGCGGCCAGCGCAACGTCCGCAACGGCGGACGTGCAACGCGCAAATGGGAAAGTGCGAAACGGCATGGCCCGGCACTCTGCCGGGCGCACGCGCAGGGATGGATGCGAAGTCGTTCGCTTCATGCCCGCCGATGGTGGTGGCGGGCTTGGGGTGCGGGGGATTAAGGCGGGTTAGTGGTGCGCTTGCGCGCTGCGGTACGCGGCCAGTCGTTCTTTCGCATCGTTGGGCGAGAGGCCAACCACGTAATAGAAGCCTGCCTGCGGAAGAAGGTCACTCACTCCGTCTTCGGCCTCGGTCTCCAGCACGACGTTACGCTCCGAGTGCGATGGCTTTTCGGGATTGATGCTTGGCGCTTCCGTGCCGCAGTAGCGGAGGTCACTCTTTCCGAATACGGCATGCACTTCCGCCATCGAGAGCGTTGTGCCCGGACTGCTTTGCGACTCCGGCCGTCGCCCATCCCTTGCAAACCACATCGTAGCCATCGAGTTTCCTCACACGGTGTTGGTCTCGTATCGCCGTTCAACTCCCACGTCATACATCGGCGAGCACAGGCATCTCATCCCATTGCTGGCCGTCGAGCAAACGACCGTTGCGCTTCTTCGATCGTCGCACGCCGTCTTCACCATGCGCGCCCCACTGCTTGAAGAAGAACGAAACACCAGCCGACTCACATTGCTGCTGCACGTTGCGCGCCCATTCGGGCTTCATCGGTCTCGCGCCGATGCCGGACTCACCGCCCACGATCACCCATGCGATGCCGCGAAGGTTAACCTTCCCGATGTCTTCGAGGAGCGGCTCGATCGACAGGAATCGCGTCTGCGCGCGAGTCTTTCGCAGATGGTCGATACGTGGCACACCGTGGCGACGGTTCTCCACGGTGGTACCGAGCCAGACGTGATCGGGAACGCGGCGGCGGCCCAGATACTCCGCCATGCGCTCGGGTCGCTTCGTCAGCACCTGAAACGTATGCCGTGTAGCCGCGCGCATCGTGGCAAACACCTGGTCGATGAACCACTCCGGCACGTGCGGATGGAACAGGTCGCTCATCGAGTTGACGAAGTAGACCGTTGGTTTCGTTCGGCGAAGCGGCTCGTCGAGCTTCTCGGGTCGCAGTCGAATCTTGCGGAAGCCAAGCTCATAGCCGGGTGCGCCCATTGCCTGCAGCCTGCGCGCCATCACTTCGGCGTAGCAGTGCTTGCAGCCGGCCGACACCTTCGTGCAACCCACGACGGGATTCCACGTAGCTTCGGTCCATTCGATGCGCGAGTTGTTCGCCATGCTTCACCAGAAACCCGTCTGCGGGTTGGCGTCTTTGAGGCTGTTCCAGATGCTTGCGCCCAATGGATGCTTGGACGCCAACACCAAGCGATAAATCTCCCTCTGCCGCGAGTTGCGGACGGGGAAAGCCTTTTCTGCGACATGGTAGCCGACTTGCTCAAGCAGCGAGACCCAGTGGCCGAAGAAGCGTCTGCGTAACTCGCCTTTCGCGCTGAGCGCAGGGATGACAGCGCGCCATCCCGGCGCGACCGCGTCAAAACGGTCCCACAAGTCCGGCCGTTGAAGGTTGCGTGACATGTCGGCTGCGGCGAAATGGACAACGAGATCCACGTTCGGCACGGCTGCGAGGGCGCGCAACACCGAGATTGGCAAAGCGAACAAGGCGTACGGGTCCAAGTAGGCGATGTGAATGCCTCGCCTCGGAAGCTTGCACGCAATTTCCTTGACCGTTTCCTCCGCCGGGCCGACGGCACAGTGAACGGTCGCCTCCGTCACAGCAGTCAGACGCGCGCGGCATGCCGCCACGTTCTCCGCGTCCAGATCGGCGATGAAGACCTGATCAAATGGGCGGACCGGCTTAGGTTCGGTAATCGACGCTTGGTATGCGACGACCGCGCCGCCGGCACTCTCGCCACCATCCCTGACCCGTATTCTTCCCGGACCGCAGTACAAATCGATCAGACATGGCGTACCACCCATCTTTACTCGGGCTGCCCGTGACGCCTGTACATAACCTCTCAGCAAGTGGTGCTTTTCGAGGCTCCACGAGCCAACCACTTCTTGCCGCCATCCGTCGGCACCATCCACATATTCCGTCATGATGCGTCGCCTCCCTTGCACGCACCTGCATTTAAACGCCTTCAAAACCCCTTTAACAACCCCGCGCGCCCCTGTACCGGGGCGGGGGCCGCGCCTCGGGGGTCGGATCGCCGCAGAACGCCGCACAGGCGGTCGGGGCTGGAAGGCGGGTTCAGGGGCCATCGACGGCGTCTTCGAGGTAGCCGGAGACCGCTTCGCCGATGAACTGGCGGTCTTCGCCGGAGAGGCCGAGGAACGGGCGTGCCGGGATGTCGCCCCACGGGCTATGGCCGCCGGTGAAGCTGCGCGC